TTTTCTATAGTATCGGTGAGTTCTTTTCTTTCTTGTTTTTGTACTTTTCTTATAGCAATGGCTCCATCTTCACCACGAATACGATCATTGTTTACAAGCTTTTGCACAGACTCATCCAGTTGCTGAAGAACTACTTTTGAATCATTTATCTTATCTTGTTCAAAAGAAATCTTTTGCTCAATTAAACTGATCTCATCTACATTATCGCCTTGATTTGTAGTTTGATCTATGTGAGCTTTTGATAAGAAACCAAATATACCCATTGATGTGATGAACATTAACACGAAGATAGCTGAGATGAGATACGCTTTTATTAACTTTGGTGCGATGTCCCAATTAGTATAAAGCCAATTAGTAGCTACTATTTTTCCCAACTCAAGAAATGATCCCATGATTACTACTGGCCAGAAAGCACCAGAAAAGATCGTCGTCAAACCTATGATAGAATAGTAACCAGAAATAATAGATATTGAAAACGCAGTGAGTAATGTTGCTGTAATCATTGCTCAGCTAATTTTGTTATCTTATCAATAAATCTTTGAATTTTTTCTTGTCTGTTTGGCCAGTAGATATATGCTTTATCATTATCTTTACAAAGATTTGTTAATAAAGGCATGATAGCTTCATATAAATCTTTAAGCCTTCCTTGGTAATACTCAGAAGTTTTGTTTATTTCTTGTTCAAACTCTTGCTTAAAAGCTTCAGCAGCCTTTGTTGCTGCATACTGCGCAGCTTGTGCTGCAGCTTCATCTTCTCTTCTTTTAAGTTCATCTTCGCTTAGTAATGAGAATCCAAAATCATCATCGAAATTATCTACTTTCCTCATTGAAAAAAGTCCTCGATTGTTGCAGTTTGTGATTTTTCAGCAATCCAATTAATCTTTTCAAGAATACCATTCAGCGGTTCCAGAAAAGCTTTTTGGAACTGCATATCATAATCAATTAAATGATCTAGATCAAACTCTTTTGGGAGATTTGCTGGAGACGAAATGACTTCAATATTAAATCTATTGGGATAGCGGAGATGACAGTATTTTATCTTATCACCGCTGTTAATTGCTTGATATTTTTTTGAAAGATTATATCTATCAATAAAATGATTATATATCAAAGCCCCTTTAACATGGATCGGAGTTCCTTTCTTATAGATAGAACCACTGTCCTTATATTTATATAGTCCATTGCACCCACGAGGGAAAGCAATGTCCTCGAACGACATCTTGAAAAATTCATCTTTAAATTGCTTAATGAACTCAATCAAAGATTCATTGTCTTTAGTCATGATGATGTTCAATGACTTCTTAATAGATTGCCGGCAAGACATTGGAGTGGAAGACTTGATAGCTTCAATACCCATGATTTTAAGCTTAGGCTCAGAGTACCTAACACCTTCCGAATCATATACATTTAAGATGTATCTTTTCTTCGCAGTCCAGATTCCCTTGTCGGCGATTGATTCTCGCTTCATCTTCATCTTCTGATCATATGCGTTTGTATATTCGGCTAGTTCCTGATAACAGCGATCAATATACGGCTCGAGCTTTTCATTACAGACTTTATCTAAGAAGTCGATGATCTTCTTTGTATCGGTTTCATCCTTGAATACGTGCTTCACAAGCTTATCAAGACATAGGTAAATTGAATCGGTGTCAGAAGCAAGAACATAGTCATGATTATTTGTCTTAAGCAAGTTGTTCAAGTAAGTATTCATCTTGTTTTCAATCCAACGAATAGTAACTTGGCCGGACAATGTGATACACTCAGCTAAAGCTAATTGGTAATACCTAAAGTGTTGATTACCCAATGCGCCATAAGCTGAGTTCAACATGATTTTAAAAGCTAACTGAAGATTGTTGTACCTAGATATTTCTTTTTCTAGTTCATATGATTTATTTTCCTGATACTTCTTCTGCGCTTCGATCATCTTTTTCTTATAGACGGTTCTCATGTCATAATACTGCTGCATGAGTTCTGGAAGAAAACCGTGCCTGTCTTTAACAAAGATACAACGATTAGCTGTTTTGACTAAGTCAGTATCCCAATCTTTTGCTTCACCGTTTAAGAACGAATCAACATCAATGTTTCCAGAACACTGTGCATAGTATGTCTCGGGAGAGATGTTGTACTGCATGATCAGATGCGGGTAAAGACTGTTCAAGTCAAATGATACAACCCAGTTGTGCAATCCAACCTGAGGAGCTTTAACATACGCGCCTGTAAAAGATCCGTAGTCGGTGATCTCACCTGTAATAGGATCTTCAGACGAAGCCGCCATCTTATAAGGAATCTCAGGGATGTTTTGTTTCGGTGTTATGACTACATTACGATTCATCAAGAAGTTGTGAACCACGATGTCCCATAACCTAACTACACCAAAGGTATCAACATAGTTAGTCTTTGCCGAGTAGGCCATGGCATAAACCAACTCAATAAGCTTTAGCTTATCTTCCAATCTCAATACGAGATCTACGTCTTTAATGTTGTAATCAATGAATAGTTGATAATCTTGCTTATATAATTCAGTCAAGTTACCATATTGTGAGTAATCAATTTTCTTTTCACCTAACTCAACAAATGCAATATGATCAAGTTTGTATGATTCTTGATTTGAATACGTGAACTTACGATACAAAGGAAGATAATCAAGGGTTGATACTCCTAAGATCTCATACACTTCGGAATCACCGTTGACTTTTCCTCGGCTGACATGCCTAGTATTAATTATGTTCCATGGTGAAAGAGTGTTGGTTTCATCTTCGCCAAGAAGACGATTGGAACGATTGATGATGTAAGGAATGTCAAAGTTTTCGACGTTCCACCCGCTGATGATGTCAGGAGCTATAGTTGCAAATGATCTGATGAACCACCTAAGAAGTGATTCTTCATCCATGCACTTTACATACTTGATGTCATCTTTAGTTGATTTATAATCACCACAACCAAATACAAATGTCTCATCTCTATAGCGCAGAGAGATCGCGGTAATCTCTTTATCTGCTTTGTTTGGGTCTGGAAACCCATCATCAGATGCAACCTCAATATCGATGTAGACTACTTTAATCTTGGTTGGATCATATTGTATATCATTAGTAAACGTGTCGTTGATCCAAACATAATGGAACATGTTTGGAGATTGCCCATGGATCTTAAAGTTTTCTACGTTAGAATACGATTCAATAAAATCTTTAGCATCACGAATAGAATCAAAATCAAGCCGATCTACTTTAGTTCCATAGATGGTTTCATACGTTGATTGTTCTGACTTCTGAGACTCGATGAATACGTAAGGTTTATATTTTATCTTTCTTTGAACACGTTTACCGGATTCATAGCCACGATAAAAGATATTATCGCCGCGAAGTATTACGTTGGTATAAAATTTCATGTTATAACTCTGTCATTACAAATGCTATTATATACATTTTTGAATATAATGAACACTACATTGTTTTAGTAATAGCTAAATACCTACTTCTTCTATCTTCTAATCCATGAGTACCGCCGTTTATGATCTTAGTGCTTTCATCGATTGTTTTTCCATTACATCCATGATTTGACCAATAATATCCTGCTGATACGCATGCTCCCTTTGGTGTCTCTAGATAAGAGACTACGTCCTCAAGATCCATGTTTACATGTTTAGCAAATTTTTGATAATTGGATTTACCGGTCAATTGAATTAAACCCCGCCCACGGTATTTCCACCCATCACCACTTTCTTCACTTCCATTTCCCATACGATTTGCATAAACTTTACTAGCAATTCTACTGGGTTGTCTTGCATAAGACATAGCTTCTTGCTCAGTTTTAAAGTACTTAGGGAATACTTTAAGTAATCCACTTGCAGAATAATTCATGTTTTCAATTACAAACTTGAGATTGCCAGACTCATGCCCGACATGCGCTAAGAAAGCTGCTACGTCATGCTTTGTTTTGATGTTATATTGTTCAAGAACATAGTTCAACGGATCAACATATTTTTTAAGTGTATCATCTGAAGCCGTTGTAAAAGCATTCTTTAAAAGTTTAATGTCTATATGCATATATGATACAAAAAAGAAGGGGGAGTTTCCTCCCCCTATTTATAGGTGAGTAGTGTTTAAGACATCAATGTAGGTTGCTGCAACATGGTGTCACTCATATACATTCCAAATGCGATTGGAACAAAACATAATGTAATACATAACACAAGAGTTTTTAGTTCAGACATTTTTATCCTCCGTTAGTAGCTGTTTATCTGTAGTGGCTACAACTGAAGGCTCTTTAATCTCAATCTTCTTCGGTTTCTTATGCTCCGGAATGATTCTTTCGAGAATGATCTGTAGCATGCCGTTAAGCATCTCTGCACCCTTGATCTCGATTGCATCGCTTAGAGCAAATGTCCTAGTGAATGAACGGTTGCTGATTCCTTTGAATAGATAATCATTGGAATCGTCGTTCTTTGAAGCACCACGGACGATGAGTTTATCTTCCACAAACTCGATTTCGATGTCAGAACGACAGAAACCAGCAACAGCTAGTTCGATGACGTACTTGTTTTCATCGATCTTTTTGACGTTGTATGGAGGATAATTGGGGACGTGCTTCGCCAATTCGTCGTGAATCTTAGAAGCTTCATTGAAGAATTTATCGTATCCAACAAAGAAAGAATTAATATTCCAATCTTTTGGATAATTTGCCAATATGTTTCCAGTAGTATAGACCTTAGTCATTGTAGACCTCCTAATTAAGCAAGGTTAATAATAGTGTCCACCCCGAAGGCATGGACACTATTATTTATACAACAATCACATAATTAAGTAAACTGGTACAATAAAAAAATTACATTCCTACTTGCGAATTATTGACCTTCACAGGCGACCGGCAAGCATTTGTAACACCAGCAGGACTTCTTGTGGAAGAAGCAATTGGTCTATAATAAACATCGGAAGAATTTGAAGGATTAGATCCGTCTGCAACAAACGGGGTGGTCGGTGCTCTTAATTTATTCTTAATAGCATTACCAACCAATCCAGAACGACCGAATGGATGAGTAAAGCCTACATCAAGAGTTGAAACCACTGATGGGTTACCTAGTTGGTTTACGATTGCAGTAGCCACTGATTTTTTATTTGTAGGTAATGCTGGTAAGCCAGCGATAGGAACTTTTCTCCATTGAATGGTAGATTCAAAGAAATGATCATATGTACCCTTGATCACGTTCAAGAGGTTTGGTGAGAACCCATTCAATTTAATAAATCTCCAACCATCAGTAGAAGAAGCAACCTTTTCAGTGGTAAGAACACCAATTGCACCTTTGCCAGCCAATTCATTTGCATTGAGCCCACTAATCACATTGCTTGTTCCTGAGTTTTCAGTTACACGAGGAGTGGTCTTATTAAGAAATTTAGAAGTGCCGACAACACAACCAACATCAGCAAAGTAGATTTCAAAACTTCTTTCTGTTCCTGAAGTGGCAAGTCTTCTTTGTACATAGATGTTTGTATCTGTTAGTGCGCCAAACGGTGCAACGTTTGCAACCGTCTCAGTACCATTGATAGATGATTTAATCCTATCCCAAGTAACAATTGAGCCGGTATATATTGCAGAAATCTGGTCTTTATTAAGGGATGGCATACAATCTTCAGAAGAAGCCTTGGAGCTTGAATCACTAATTACTCCATATCCAACATTACTCGGGTGACAGACGCTACTAGTTGGAAACTGAAGAGCTTGTAATCTTTGATATATTGACTTCGTAACAGGAACACCAAAGATAACACCAGAGATTCCGTTTATTTGCAGGGAGTTCAATTCAGTCGCAGTTAATGCAGGACTATAAATTTGTGCAAATCTTGCCGGCTCAATATCTGAAATTCCTACCTCAGCATCTCCCACTGTAGTGACGGCGGTAGATGGCATGTTTGCATGTTCCTTGTATGCAGCGAATGCGCCTGAAGCTGGTTTAGAAACACCAGCAGAAGCACGGAGTGTTGCATCACTAGGATCTATCCAGTTTCGTGTGATGGTTGTTCCGTCAGAAACATTGAGAGTATCTTGTGCGCGCACAAGTGGCCCTACACCTACTCCTGACCCACCATCTGATTCCTTAAAGATAGCAATTCTTTTATTATTCGCGCCTGAATTAATACCACCGGTGCAGAAATATAGAGTATCATTCTTCGTTGAAGTGATGTACACATCTAAAGTTCCTGATTTACATATTACGGAACCAGCTGTGGTATTTCTTAACAATAATAGAAGCCCCGCATCATGTGCAGTGGCGCCTGACATACGAATCGTTACTTGATTCGTTGCGTCTGCTTCATTGTATTG